GTATACACAAAAGTTGGATTTCCTCCAATACTCGAAAAGCGATTTCCGTAATCTGCTTATACTTAAAGTGCTCGTATTCAGGTTGGGCACGGAAACGTTGGACGCGATCCATTATTGTAGGCATGTATGGGGAATCCATATCATGCATGTAGGAGTAAAAATTTGGATTGAAAACAGGGAGTAAGATCGGTGATACCATAAGGCCTCTGAGTTTATTGTCAAGTGGATTTAACAAAGATTTTCCTCAGAGTAACAGATTTCGATTTTTTTCTGTACCTTATTTGTTGGATAATAATTTTTTTATTTCTGTAACGTCGTGTTCCCATGCCTGTTGATCTGTGTACATCCACTGGACAGGGATCTCGTTGCGATCGATCGCATACCTAAATTCTATTATTAGTTCATCTTTGAAAAATCCGATCTCAGCACATCTGTCGAGCATAATCATGCTCGATTTCTCATCTGAGTTATACCACACCATTTTACCTCTCTTTTTGCATCAGACATCTGACACACAACTTTATATCATTATCACTCGAGACCACGCCCAACGCATTGCATTTAGCACATGGCATTCGATTCTGCCAATCTTTGCGAAGAGGTAGACCTTTCTCACATCGCAATTCAAAAGTTTTTTGGTCTTCGATGATTCGATTTACGCTCATGTCCAAACCCCTTTCTTTTTGTGCATAATCCACATCTTTGGACTTGACATAAATCTTAGGTGCTTAAGTAGTATTTTCATGGTCTGATAATATATATTATGTTACTTTGCTATGCCCTCACACATGCCTATGAACAAAAAATCATTCTGTAGGGCTGTTCTCAGAGTATTTCCAATATACGATTGCTGCCACATCTTCTGATTCGTATTCGTAGTAAAAATGCTCTCTAATGTTCTCAGTTTCTGGAAAGAAAACACCCTCACCTTTGTCATACACACGTTCACTAGTGGAAACTAGGTATTCACAGAATCGATATGCGTCTGGTCTTTTATCACAAAATTTGTGCCATCCATGCAATTTGTACATCTCATCGTCGGCTGTTTTTAGCCGATTTTCTAGAAGATTTATTTCTTTTTCGATTTCTTGCATTCTTTCTGAATTTTTATGCATTTTTTCTGCTATTACCATCGACTCGCAATAAGTTTTCAAATAATATATTGCTTTATCCATGTTTTCCAAATTTGGACCATCAGAGTCTTTCATTAGAGATTTTACAGCATATGCTATCAAAACGGGTACTTCATAAACTGGTCTATCAAATATTAATTTCATTTTTATCTCCCAGTGTCTTGCGTGCTTGGTCTCCAAAATAAAGTATTGCATAAGTGTGTCTTGTCTTTTTCTGATACGAAAACTTCCCCTTGGCTCTCGCGGTTGAAAGCATAGTATCCGGTCCGTATGTAATATGATTCATCACCTTTCTTGATGTAATCGCAAAGTGTTCCGACCTTTGGGAAATCCACCAGAGGGTTTTTCCATTCATCCCGAGGGGCATGATCTGCTTCACTGAAATTCGACATCATATCGCGGAAATATTCCCTCCTCACATCCGATTTCGCTAGATTACTTATGTGATTTCCGGCCATTCCTTCCAAATATTGCTGCAAATACCAGATTGCTGTGGCGATACGATCAGATTTCAAACCTTCTGATGTATCTAGGAGGCATTTTATCGCGCATCCTTCTGCAAATGAAAGGCAGTACTCTTGCGTTAAATCTATTACTCGACTATTGGACTCAATATCATCAGCTGTGCATCTCATTTTCCACCTCATTTTCTGTCTCAAGCATGTCTAGACGTGTTTTGATCGATATTAACTCATTTATGACCGTAAGAAACGCGCTATCGATCGAGATCGAATCATCCTGCGTCCTGTAATACTCAATGCGTTCTAAAATATGCTCAAGGGAGTCATACATTATGCCACCCTCACGTGTGTGTATCCTTTGTGCAACTTCTCGCATTCTTCCAAAATCATGATTAAATTTCCAAACTTTTCTTTAATTTCTTTCGGGCAAATTTCTGAGAATGCTGCAGTGTATCCACGGACCACATTTTTCAACCCACAAATTATATCGAAATCATACTCTGCTAACTCCATTTCTATCATTGTGCCATCCTGTTCGGTTGTTGGGGTCGACTTTGTTTCTCAGCAGCATCCACAGGAGCAGATTCTTTGTCAGCAAGTTCCAGTATCTTTTCATCCTCCAACATTGCCTTTTCCTGCTGACGTTGCTGTAGGTCAAGGATGTAATTTGTTAACTTAACCAGTCTGTCTTCATCAACTTCTTCGATCTCTTTGAGAGCTTTAGCGTTGTCAAGGGCCGTTTTAGCGATATCATGAGTAGCTTGAGCTTTTCTTTCTTCATACAATCCAATGTCAGCCATAGCCCTAGTACGACTTTCTACTGCCCGACCGAAATCAGATTGTGCTTTCGCTTCGAATGATCGAGATAGCATTTGTGATTGCTGCAATTCGGCTTGAGCTTGCGCTTGCTGCATTTGTGCTTGCTGTTGCTCTTCTTGCATGATGATTTCCAATAGCTCTTTTTTACCCTGTAGAGTCGATTTCTCGAGCAGGTATTTCGTTGGTATAGGTACACCCATTGATTTGAGTTGGACTGCCTGTAGGAATTGCAATTGACGCTGTGTTGACGTGAGCTCCGCCTCTTCGACAGCACAATTATATTTCAAAAATTGTCGAGATAGACCTTTCAGTTGTTTATCAGGTGTTGTTGCCTCTGTGATCACTTGTGAGGGCTGCTTTCCAATGATTGCTTGGATTTTTCCGACAGAAAAATTATTCAGAACTAGGTCTAGCATCAATTCGCCGAGAAACATCTGTGACTGATTGAGTCGATCGAAAATATTTCTTAAGCCTGTGAGTCCGGCACCCATTTTGAGTTTCATCAATACGCCAGACATCTCTTTGTTACCCAAATTTTGAGCAAAAAGCTCCTCAGGTCCGACAATATCCATGATCTCTTTTTCGATCGTCGCAACGAATTCCATCCATCCCGGCGCCACCGGAGGAGGCGGGATCATCATGAGGTCAGTAGCTATATTTGCAGTACGCTTGAGATACATGACCTTCCCAGGACCCTGGAAAAAGGCATCCTCAGGGTTTACAAGAGCATCCTCTTTGACGATAACACCCGACTGCATTTGAGCATCAAGCACATCACGTAAAGCATTAATCCGGATGTTAAGATCAATTTGCGGGTCGCGTGCTGCTCGTACAATACCTTGGTAGCGATATGCATAGTTCTGGATCTCAGGGTAGTGATAGCACATGAATGGTATAAAGGGGAGTCTATCAAGGCCCCACGGGGACTTCTCTTCATAAATTAGATTATTATTGACCAGCACATGCAATTTTATGGTTGGGATTTGGGCTTTGATCATCTCCACGTTGGGATTGATCCGTCGGAGCATTTGAAATTGCTCGCGTGTACCATGCCACTCTGCTACCTCTCCCGTTACCTTGTCAAGCAATTTACGTGCTGTCCTGGAATCTTTGACCCAATATTCATCATACGCATAGATCTCTTGCTGGTATTGGTAGTAGTTCTGAGGCATGAATTGGAATTTGCCATCTTTGTATGCAAACCCTTTGCCAAGGCTTGGTAAATCCTTTTCAATGCGGGGAAAGAGGCTTTTGATCTGCTTTTTGGTAGGAAATTTGCGCGTCCATACTCTATTGCAGTCACTGAGATCGGGTTTCGTCCAATATGGGTCCAGCAGAAATGCGCTATATGGCAATCTCTCTGTTCGTAACTCACCATTTTCCGGATCCTCTCTAAAGTCCATCCAGCAGTGCAAAAGGTTAAGTCCTGTGATGTTCGATCCGTCAAAACAGTCCGATATCTTTTCGTAGGTTCCATCGCGCCTTTTTACCCAATCGAGTACAGTTGTGAGTTGTTCCGTCGTTTCTCCTTGGTCGATGTCATTATCGCCAGGGATAACAATAGTTGCCAGGCGATTGTCCCGCTGGAAACCCCCAATCATGTTGATAAGGCGCAAGAGCCGGTTAAATTGCAACTTGCGACTATTCCGGTAGTTGACATTGAACCCATTTGCTTGGAAATCCTGCTGCCCAGACACCATCTTAAGGTCTATATCTGCTTCGTATTGCCATTGTTGGCTTAACGACGCGGTATCTTTCCAAAAATCCTCTAATTCCCTAGCTATCGGGCTCGATGCTGGCCAACTCATTTCTTTGCCTTTTTGTTGCCCACCCTGATCTTACAGCACATTTCTGGCTACAAGTAAAGGTGTGGGAATACTTGTAACATATAAATTTTATATTACACAGTTTGCATGCTCTCTCTACCTGATTGTCTGCATAGTGAGTGTCTTTTTGGCACTTCCTACACTTCTTAAAAAGAGTGGGCATCTTACAAAAACTTTTCTTTTTGCATATAGGACATTCAACTTCAGTGGCTTCTTTATCTACCCAAAATTTCTTAGACCACTTTGAGAAACTCTCTCTCTGCGCATCAGACCGCTCATATATTCTTCGGTTTTTCGCCAAATGCAAAGCCATTTTCTCATAATTTTCTTTCCAATGCTTCTTGTGATGGTCTGACTCTGAAAGACATTCCAAGTTTTCGATCGAATTATTCTTCTTATTTCCATCGATATGGTGGATATGATGTCCATCAGGGATGGGTCCGTTTTTCCTTTCCCAAACATGCCTGTGAAGTGATATGAATACACTTCTTTTGTAATAATCTTTGGATAGGCACCATCTAAATCCGTCAACATATATATGCTTTGGGTAGTCCATGTGATCTCCTCTTGTGATCTTTGGAAGAGATCATACCAAAAGGATGATTTAAAGTCAATTATCTATCCCGTCTTTGATAAACTGGAAATAATTGTTTTGCGACTCAATCATTTCGCAGCATCTCTCGGTGGCATTTGCTGCTCTTTTTGTCTCATCGATGATCTGTTGCAATAGATTTATCATCGGATCTGCGTGTATCTTAAGTTGCTCTGTCATAATCACCTACTTCTTCATATGTTTCATTTCCATATCGCATTTCTTAATCTTTTTGTCGCGCGGAATATCCTCTTTTACAAGTGCGTTCATCTTTTTGTCCATAGATTTCTTGACTTTCTTTATTTTCTTGTCCACAATGTATCCTAGGTTGTTTGTTTAACATTTTGTTTTTTGAAATGGTCTCTCACTATATCTCGGATGAATTTCGAGCGCATAGAAGCACTGTCGATGCCGAACTGCTGGAACATATGCGTTATCCAGCTGACTAGATATTTATTAGACTCTGGAGTGGTCCAGCACTTTTTGCAATAATCAAGATTAGCAATTACGTCCTCACCTTGCACTTTGCGCTTGCACCTATCGCATCTATATACTTCATAGTTAAAATCCAAGGTTTCGCCTCCGCATATCTAGTATTGACTCAGCTGTCAATGATGTGCTTGATCCAAACTGTTTGAGCCCAGCGGCCAGATAACGAAATGCATCAGCGCCATGGCTATATCTGTCATGCAGTGGCTCATCATAATATACTTTCAAGGTATCATTCCATTTTTTCCTGTAGAAATCCAAAGCGTTGATGCCTTGCTTGCACTCTTTTTCGTCAAAAGAGCAGTGTGGTAGTAGTGAGCGTACGTTTTGTATACCCTCATCCACACTCTCTTTTTTGACAATTGTCATTTGGTAACCCAACGCGCGAGCCACGTCAATGCGCTTATCACCACTACCAAAATCAGCATTCCGCATATCGTGGGGTACAAAGTGCTGTCCATAAATACATCCAGTTTTAGCTTTCCATTGATCTAGATATCTACAATAGTGTGGGAGGCCCTCTCCATGATTCTCATAATAATGTAGGATGTTGATGTTTCCATTTGCAAGTTTTTGCCAGAAAAATATAGCGGTAGAATCACCGATACCAATGTCCCAAGCAGTGCCAACAGGCAAATTAGTAGACATCCGTAATATACATAATCGTCCATCGTCACGGGCGGCCTGGATTTGTTTGCCATAGTATGATCCTTCTGCTCCTCTTGAGAAATTGCAATAATATTCCTGCTGTATGAAATCTTCGGGGATACCTTCACTCCGGAGTTTGTCAATATGGTCCGGGGATAGTGTTTGCGTGTCTTCGATCGTCATGCGTGAAGCGAAATAGTCCGTGGAATCCTCACGCGCTGCATGGTTATATAGATGATAAAAATGGTTCTGCCCATTCGGTGTCGAAAGGAATAGAGCGGTACCATCATTTTGAGATACGCGTGGCTCTAGCGTGTACCAAGATTCGGGATCCATGTATGCGTACTCAGACATTATCACAAACGATGGATTCATCCCACGAGCCTGCGTGGCGTTTTTGCCATCAATCCCCATGACACAATAGATGGATCCATTAAAGAGCTCTATGCGCATATCCGAGCTGTTTTTGCTCTTAATCAGCTCTTTTGGGATATGATCAAGATACGACATGGCACGGCCATCATCTGTATTGTGCACACTGTTCCAAATGGCCTTTTTTCCTTGATTATACTTTGGAAAGCAGTGCAGGTACACTCCTGGAGTCTGTACAGCCTTCCAGATGAGATAATTCAGCGCAAAAAGATCTTTACCAGCCCCGCGGTGCCAGCATGCTACAACACGTTTTTTGCCTGATTTAAGAGCTTGCCAGACCGGCTCTTGGTAATGCCTACGTTCGAACTGAAATGGTATGTCAATTATGATCTCATCCATTAATTGTTTTCTGCAAGCTCATTGATAAGCTCTCTCAACCTACCCTGCAAAGGGTTTATTAAACTGATTATCTCACACCCTTTATCACTTTTATTTTCTTCTATTCTGCTTTCAGCGTATTCAATATAGTTTAATAGCATTTTGAATATTTCGTATTCTTCTTTCATTTTTTACCTTATGAGTTATCAATGTTAACTGTTACTCTAGTGCTACTATCTACTGGTGTTTCAAACTTGCCTTTAGTCTTAGCAACAAAAGTTGCCGCATTAACATTTGTGTCATTCTCCATTGACCTCAACAAAACTTTTCTTGCAGCTTCAACTAACTCTAAGTCATTATCTATGTAAGATTGCTCTCTTTTTTTCCTAGAGTCTTTTACAGCTTGCTCAACATCCTTATCTCTATCCATCCAAAGGTATATAGTAGATGAATCGCATCCCATTCTTAGAGCGGCGTGTTTAATAATACCTCCAGCCGCGTGAATTGCATTGATTATATCGAATTTATTAAGCATAACACCGGCAATACCCATACACACCTATTCAAATAATTGTTTTAACTTGTCTTTAAATACAAAATATGTTATAGCTATTAGCGAGCCAAAAATCAACCCAACGATGCATTGACTTACTGCATAGCCTAAACTTGCACAAACCAATGT